TAATGAAGTCTACGCTTCTGTTTCCTTGCAATCTCTTTGTTTGCTTCAACACCAGTATTCCACAACTGAGAGTTGTAGTCTGACACTGGGTCTTTCTTGTTAAGAGTAGTCAAAGACTTCTCAATATACCAACCGCCAGGGCCTTGAAAACCGTGGTCAAAATAACTGACCCATGGCATTTCTTCTCCTTCGGGTGTTGGTAGGAAACGAACTACTGCAAAACCGTTACCTGTTTTATCAAGTTCGGGTTTCCACATAGTATCATCGGAATAGGACTTTTTTTCTCCTGAACCAGGCGCTGATGCAGATTCCATAGCTGCTCTCAGTTTTTCTAACGATGCATTTGACATTGTATTCTCCTATTGTATTGCATTGTATCGCATTTTATCGCATTGTATCGGACTCAAGACCTTCGCCAAGAATCCACCTTTCACTATTTTCATAGTAATATAATTCATTATACTCTACTTTTACAGTTCCCGTAAGAGGGTTTTTGAAATAAACGTTAACGTCTTCAAACTCTTCTAGTAGAGAAATGAATTGTGACCGCTGAGCATTTAACACTCTGCTATCACTATTATATTTATGTAAATAATTCTGTGTTCCTTCGTAATTGTTTGACCAATTTTCTTCTTCGAGGGCATTGAATCCAGTCAATGTGATTTCCTTTTCACCATTAAGCATAGCATATCCTAATGCACTCATTCCACAAAAGAGGTTCTTGAGCTCAGGATTATTATACATAATAATGTTCTTCATTTGGGGGCTGCTTAAGCCAAGAAACGTGGTCACTTCATCGTCCCCCTGTACTACCAAATACTCACTATCGGGCGAAATCGATTCTATTATCTTTGTATTCCCGAATCCCATTTTCAATGGTTCAATCATATCAATCGGTAGTATTTCCCAATCACCTACCGCAACTTTGTTTGCTTCTGCATATCCCCATTCTATTACTTCCCTCTGCATAGGTATGTCTACAGTAAAAAGAATCTCAGGATTTGCGTCTCGGTAGAATGCATTGCAACCCCAAAACCTATCTTCACCATAAGTAGGCATAACTCTGTTTGTTCCATTCCCTACTATAGTGAGCATAGTTCTATTAGTTTTGATTTGTATGCGTCATGGTCATACTGTATGAATGACTTATACTTGTTAATCTTAATGTGTATATCAGGATAGACTACCTTCTCTGTAATCAGTCGTTCCCAATCTTTTGTGAATCCTATGATAGCGTCCATGATACAAACTGTTTCCAAAGATACTTTTTTACTCATAAGAGATTTTAAAAGTCTTGGGTGTTGTCCGTCTGTCACTTTCAATATGGTATCTATCTTATATGTTTTAAGCAGGTCACTTACTTCTGTATTGAATAGGTATGCTTGTTTCTGTCGATTGTTCTTCCACTTCTTATATCTTCGGTCTGCTTCTTTATCTAACAAGTCACCTACCCAATAGTCTTTCTCGGAAAGATTTGCAATGAAGAAATCTTTGAGTTCATGTTTATATGTTCTTGATAGTTTACCAAAGTGAAATTTATCTTTACGTTTTAAGAAGGACGGTAGTTCTGCTTTGACTACACCATTGTATTTGACAAAGTCGTAATCCTTGGAATGAAAGTGTAATTTGATTCCAAGGTACAACTGATATGCATCGAATCCTTCTCTAGAGGTCACTTAACTAATGTCGGTTTAGTAGGAGTGACGATTGAACTGGTTGCTTCTTGCCATGCCTTCTGCACCTGTTCGTTTGTTGGTGTTACAAATACTACATTTTGAAATGTAACTTCTTCGGGATTCTCAGCACCAGTGACTGCTATCCCTCTCGCAAAACCCATTTCACCTGACTGTGGGTTCTGTAATATCATTCTAGGTTTATCGATAGATACATTACCACCGTCAAGGTGTGTAAGTTTACCTACGTATTCACCACTCACAGTAACGACTGTGACCATATCTCCATTCTTCATAATTACCTCACTTAAAAAATGTTGTTAAACTTGCCTGTGAATTGCTTCCACGATTCACCATATTAAGTTTCTTTGCTTCTGCTTCCAATCTTTCTTTGAGTGGGTCACTGAGCAATCTCTTCGTTGATTCAGGTTCTATCTTGTTGTTGTCGCATACCTTAATGATTGCGTCCATAACAGTAGCACCTTTATTAAGTAGAACCTCTACTTGTTCTGTAAATTCTTTTTTAGATATCATATTCCGTATAAGTTTTTGTATTGAAGTCTCACTGCACATAAGTCGTCAATGTAGTCTTCGTGGTTTGCTGTAAAGATTTGGAAGTGACCGTTTTCCAACATAACCAACGCAACGATTTCCTCTATCTTTTTCCCTGTTAGTTCTTCAACCATGATTGCATATGCAGTCATTTGTAAGAACCATGGCCTTGCCATGTAATCTTCTTTGAACTTACTTGAAGTCTTGAAGTCGATTATGCACAAAGCGTCATCTAAGAATCCGATACAATCAACCCGTCCTGCCATTTTCAGTTTGTCTGAATACATGGGTGCTTCTAAAGCTAATGGGATAATCTCGTCTAACACTGGACGTATGCCTTTGAACATACCTTCATGTATTAGATTATCGAACTCTATGAAATCTTTTTCTTTGCGTAAATAGTCTTCGACATGTTGGTGCATGGTAGTTCCACGTGAAGTAGCAGACTTTGTAATCTTGTTTGCTTTCTCTTCACCAACTCTTTTACGCCACAGTTTTATCTGTTCTCTTGATTCTAATCCTACAACAGTCGTGACACTCGGATACTTATCGCCCTTATCGTCAACGTAAAACCGTTGTCCATTCTCTGATACTGTTTTTAAATCTAGTGATTCTAAATCAGTAATATCCATTGTGGATAATCTCACTTCTGTCATAATATTATTTTACTTCTTTTTGTTCTGTATGTCTACATGCTTTTTAACAATCTCTCTTGTCTTGATATCTTTGACAGATTGACTGTTGTATCTTTTGTCAAGCGGGCTGTCGGGAAACTTGCTACCAACTTTGGATAGCACTTCCTTAAAACCAGCATCAGTCTTGACTCGGTCACCCGTACCACCAACTATTTGTGGTGCGGATAGTTGTTGTTTAAGGTGGGGATTGTTTAGTTTGAAATCGTCAAGGTCTCGCCATGACATTGTGTATTCAACCAGTTCACCAGTTTCAGTATTATAAAAATCGTATCTAGGCATATTGTTCCATAAATGTAGGACGTTCTCTGTTAGTCCATTTCGCAAAACCTTTCTTCTCGTTTGCATAGTATTTATGGTACGAAATAATAGAGTCTTCGTGTTTGCAATAATCAGGCATTGCAGGTGGTGGTTGTCTCCATGTTCCTAGTTTGATATTCTGAGGCAGAACGTTTAGTAGTTCCCTGAGTTTATCGTCTGTCATATGGACTTTACCATATCGATAGGTATACTCGTCACACAATGCAACAAACATATCGTACATATACTGATACTGGATTGCATTCTCTCGCACCCATATAGCAGAAGGGTGATTGATATGACTTGCTTTGTAAAGGAATGATTCCATGTAAGGATTCGCAAGTCGCCACCTTTTGATTCGTCTACCACTGGATTGGTCGATATACTGTGTACCGTCCAACATTCTATGAGCAGTGGATAGCATTTGAGCATACTCAATAATCATTTTGACCACGTGTTTGTCGCAGTGTAATTGAGCAGACTTTACTGGGTCTTCATGTAAATAGAATATGTTCATCTCTTTAACTTGATAAACTTACGTCTTGCTTTTGAAAACAACTTGGAAGGTGTCTTGTAAAAGAGTTCTTCCGTTGTTCCTGTTTTGATATAACCAACATTCTGTCCCTTCTCATTGAAGATATATGTATGGTTCTTAACTTTGTATTCACCCCAATCGGTGATTTCTTTTAGATACGTGTAACTCATTGTAACGATGATACCTCACTGGACAAGTTACTGATATCAGATTCCAAAGTGTTCACAGCAGAACTAATACTGTCTGCAGTAGAGTCAAGCGAACTAATTTGAGAATCCAAATAATCAATCTTGTCTGCTAATTTATCTAAAAGGTCAATGATTTGATTGTTGACCTCGGTTTGTTTGTTTTGAATCTCAATGTTATTTTTTAACAATTGGATTGCTGTTTCTACTCTAGCTGGCATATTTACTCCTCGTCTTCCCATATAGGTTTGACATCTCCCATGCAGAATACCTCAAGGATAGACTTCTGTTCACCCGTCTCGCCATTGGTGAGCATTTCCGTTTCACCACATGGACGGCAGAACTCAATCCATTGGTCACCTAAAACTAGGTGATTAGTGCCCGTTGCAGGGCGTCTAGTGTCACATATTCCGCAATGATTTGCCATAATTAATCCTTTTTTACTTTTTTAAGTCCTTCTTGAATCCATTTAATTAAAGAACCTTTTATGCTGAATGCATTGTAATCACCAGCACAATTAATCTCTATCCCGTAATCATTCAATGTTAACTTGTAATACTTGTTACCGTCTATCATGTCATGACCGTCTTTACCACTTAACCAGTACGAATTGTATTGACCACGTACTGGGACTAAATTTAAACCGACAAAGTTCTCTAAGAACTCGAACACTTTGAGGGAATCCATTTTCCCCTCTTTTGACATTACTATTTCAGCATTACCTAGTTTCATTGTTTCTCCTATATTAAATAATCAGGGCCGTATTTTCTGTTACCAACAGACACGTCATACCCATTGAATAAATTACCTCTTGGTGCATTCAAAGCAGGGGTTCTCCAACCAGCGGCTTTTAGAACGTCACCACATTCAAATGTGATACCCGTAGCACCTTTCTGAAACTTCTTCCTGTTTATGAATCCCCAAACAGACCTGTCTTCACCATGTTCAGTGGTAATGACTTTGATATATTTGTTAGCAACCTTGTAACGATAACCGTACCAGTCAAGGGTAGGGAATGCTTTTAGATGTACTTTGAGTAAATCCTCACACAGTTTATCGCACAATTGAAGCAACTCTTGTTCTTGGTTTACTTCATTTACTAATTCTGATACTTTCATATTGTCTCCTTTTTTTCTCATCATGTGTATAGGCTAACAAAAAAGGCAGGTCACTGTCAAGCGTTATAAGTCTAACCTGCCTCCTTTATTTCCTCAATTTCCCATTCGAGTTCATCATGTTCGTTCTCGATATCCCTTAGTTTATCTTCAAAGGGTTCTACCAACTGATAGATAGCACTCTCAAGTTCATTGACTTTTTCTCTGACTTCTTTGACCTTCCATTCCATGTCGTCTGAGTCGATACCATTTTCTTCTGCCCAACTCTCGACTTTCATGTAGATTTCAGAAGGGGAATCCATGTACTTTATTTGTCTAGTCTTTTCGTTGACTCTCCTAATCAGTGCTTCCATGTCCCACTTTAGGTCTTCAAGTTCACTTAGTTTTTTTACTTTATCTTCCATTAAAAATCTCCTTCTGCGACTTGGACAACAGTGGTTCCTCTTTGTCTCCACATGTCAACGACTTTGTTTCTGTCGTCAAAGACCAAGTCAATTTTACCACCCAACTCTTCAAACTTATCAGCCAAGTCGGATTTGAATTCTTCGTCAGGTCTGAAATCACCGTCAGGTCTCAAGAACAATCCTTTGTGACCGTCTCCAATCCACTCAGAAATTTGTTTCTCAGTAACCTCTCTCTCTGATTCGTTCCTAGCAGAAAAGAAAGCAACCTCATCACCTTTAGCGATAAACCTTTTTGCAATGTCACAAACATGTTCAACAGGGGTATCGTTTACAGTCTCTGCTCTAAACGACTTCCAGTCTGCAGGTTTTTGATTTACAAAATGTCTCCTATGTTCAACGTTTGCAATAGTCCCGTCAACATCGAAGATAATTACTTTCTTATTCATACTATAAGGCTAACCGATTTTAGCTGTCACTGTCAACAGCTAGTTTCATTATTTTTTCCTTATTTTTAAGGAAGTCCTGTACCGCTTTCGATTCAGACTTGGACAAATCCTTGACAGATTTAAGTCCCCAAGTCGTACCTAATGTGGTCAATTTGTTACCTGCTACTACAGCAGTGTTCCACATATAATCGTCTTGCGGATAAAAGACATTCTTCTCACAGGCAGTAATCATGTTACGCCCAATCTCAACAATCTTTTTGACTGCTTCGTTACTATCGTAGATACTTCTTTCCATTATTTTCTCCAGTTGCAGGACGCATGTACAGCGTCACAGTTATCAGGGGTAGTTGGGTGTCCGTCCTTGTATAAAAGGAAGTGGTCACCATGTACGTTTTCATTGAACTCACCTAGGTCTTCACCACAGATAGCACACTTACCATTCTGTTCTTCGTATGCATTTGCGACTTCTTCTCTAGTGAATGTTCTCTTTGAGTCCAGTTGTGTTTGATTAAAAGTAATCCTAGACATTTCTTTCCATAGTAAATCTAATGCAACTACAGTATCT